GATCCCCCAGTAGAATCTGGCGTCACTAATTTCATTCCCACCAGGAGCACCGACGAATGAAGGGCTGGTTGTATTTAAAACTGCACCTTTAGTCACCTTGAACGTCATAGGAACCGGCGGTAGAATAGCACCAGAAAGTGCCAAAGTTAATCCGGTAGCTCCAGTAAGCCCCAAACGCACACTAGTGCCATCGCCTATGGCTATACCATCCGAACCGGATAAAGCTGCCATGGCACTATCAGTAAGCGTATTGCTGGTTTTGAGAACTGGTAGGCCGCGAAAACCAAAAGGCAAAACTTCAGCTGGTACCATCTTGCGTTCAATCTGCTCGTTCACCTGAATTCTAACAAGTCGCGACATGTTCGGATATTTACCTGTCACCACTAAACGACGTTCATCCTGATTTTCTTGATCGAAGTCATAATAGATCTTCCGATCTCCGACTTGTTTTGCAATATACCGATCACTGGTGGGATCCAGGTTGACATTTGGAAAAGACTCGACAATCTGTACTCCGGTATCTGAATCATCAAAATTACGTACTTCTACCGTGAATGTACCGTACGCACTACCCGGATCAGTACTGGCTCTTATGTTGGCAATCGATACCTTGTAAGTTGCCGCAGCATTCGCGCCATCAGCGAGTGTTTCGAAATGAAACAGATCAAACTCTTTCTCTCCGAATGGTTGGGAGATGAATTTCGTTGTGCGTGGTGTTTGGTACCTGGTATCAAACCGTCCGAACAGTGCTGCGAATGTAACCGTTGTACTGCCATTTGAACTTGAAGATGAAGAACCACTAACAACTGCGACGGTCGCGACGCCTGCAGATGATTTAACTGGAGCAAGATCGTGTTCAACAGCAAAGTCTGCATACAATAGATGCTGCTCTTGCTGAAATCGCAGTGGATCAGTATTCAAAACCTTGCTGATGTAAGCACCATCGGCTGGATCTAGCGAAGCGGACAGAATTCTGATGCCCACTTTGTCTTCATCGTTACCAAAAGGTTCAGCTGAAGAGCTAAGAATAATCTTGAAATACTTGCTTTTGCTCAATGCCGACAATCCGATGGCACCCACTTCGGCTGTATTTGCCTCGCTTCCCAAGCTAGAGTAAAATTCATCATTATCTGCCAACAGCATTCTCGTGCCTGTTGCCATCAGAACCATACCCCGCACAAGACGAACATCTTCTACGTCAGCATCACGATCAACAAAGAAGCTATCGTTATCTGAGAATATCGGATAACCAGCTGTTTCATTCGACGGTGGTGCATGAGTTGCAACGATAATTTGTACTTGTCCTTGCACGCCAGCCTTTGTGGCGTCACTAGAGATAGTACCGCTGATTTTGAATCCTGCATTTCGAACGATGCCCAAAGAATCTGTATTCTGCATGTCGCCTGTCGTCTCGTTAGCACCAGCACCGAGTAGACGAACATAAGTCACAGTAGGTCGATTGTTAAGCCATTCTTTAACCGCATAAGGACCAAAACGTTCAGCGCTCAAATTACCAAAAACACTTTTCCAATCTTGGAGACTGCTTACGGTGACAGGTACAAACGCAGGACCTCGCTGAGCAGCACCGATCACGGCTGCCGGCGGGATTGATGATTGTATAATTTGAGGCGCAGAAAGATCAATTTCTTGTTCAAAAAAACCAGGCGATCTGAAAGTTTGTTCAGCCATTACTACTCCTTGGATCTATTCCTGCAATAAATATCATCGTCAAAGCAAAAACACTAAAAAATCTCTCTAATAACGCTTTCACCTTGACGATTCGACCTGGTCTTAATGTATCGTTTTACAGAATTGCTATCGCCTGTCATGATATCTTTCTCTTCTACTATGATGTAATTTCTGACCGGTTCACCTGAATCTCCCGGCGGCACAGATGCTGCCGTACTCTTGGAGAATGTTTCGTTAGAGGCTTGCCCAACCAAAGCAGAATCAGAACGATCACCTTCTGTTAGGCCATCGCCGCCGATCGATTGACCCGGAAGAGGAGCATCAATTCTGCGGAAATCGGCACCGACATAATCGCTCGGATTTGCGCTTGCAACACCCACTCTCTTTTCTTCAAACGGTTGACCATTTACGAACAGAGACTCGAATTTGATTTCTGGCATTGAATAATATCGTCGTAACCTATTAGGAGCTCCCGGATACGTTGAACCCACGATGTATCCTTGCACTTTCATGGTCATAGAATATTTGATAATTCTCTCTTCGCTGGAATATTCACTAAAATTATTATCCGAACTCAACGCAGAATCCAGATACGCAACAAACGAATAGCCAGTTTTAGTTTTGAGACTAAAAGAACGCCCGCTATAATTTTCTGGCAGGCTCATCAGGGCCATTAGCATATCATTCATTTGTTGCACATATTGCGTCCAAAAAACTATTTCGTAAGTTGCAGTATAATATTTGACCGGCGGTATTTCTGTGATCTCATAGATGTGCGCAGCGTCAAATTGATTAGCAAGTAATTGCCCTTTTCTTATAGCGTTAGATTCGTGAGTACCATCTCTTCTGGTAGCAACCCGACCGGGTTCTGCGCTTGTCTTAGTATTCTGATTAATGAGCGCACCAATTGATGCAAGATTATCTGAATTTTTTAAGTTAACTTTATTTAATAACCTTTGGTATAATGGATCCTTCACCGCCAACCGCTTCCGAATGACATGAGGAACCATCTGGTTGGTACCAGCACCCAATTCCGGAGAAGCTGTTACACCGGTTCTCATGATGGAGACAATGGGAATTATCAGTGCATTGCTCTTGTCCCTGAGCGGTTTCTTTCGTGCAATCAAAGCAAATCTTTCACCGGCTGCAAATACCACTGGTACCCTTCTGGTTCCTTCCTTTTTGGTTTTGTAAAAGAGCGGCATAGTCTTATCGAACAAATCAAATATTCCGCGATCGACATCTTCAATCGTACAAGGTGTAATTTCTAAATAAGAATCGTTACTAACTTGTCCGGTCGAAGTAGGACTATTACCCTGAGATTTAGCCTCTATTTGTTCTCTTGTTGACATGTTTATGACTCATCATAGAAAGCCGAACCGGCATTTTCTGGATCCCCACGCTCAGAAACCTCTGCAGGGCCGGTAATAGGAGCAGTCAAAATTCCCTTGGCTTGGAGCGATCTTGTGTCACCGGTCGGTCCAAGTCTATTTTCTGCAAATCCGCGCTGTTGCACGAAAGTTTCCTGTATCGCGTTGGGGTTTGTATAGGCTTCCGATTTTGGACCGTTGGGAACACGATCGATCTGTCCCTTTCTCGCTTGTTTTCCGACTAGTTTAATACCCATTGTATGTTCGATCTGCCCATAAATAGCTGATTCAACCACACATTCGGTAATTTCGAAGAAAGTAGCATCATAGCTGAAAAAATCCCCAATTTTAGGAGTGATATCGCGTTCCAGCATATCACGAGACTGCAGATATACATCGATGGTGTAATACTCTTCGACACCGAATTTATTAGCTCTATTCTCTTCTGGCTTGTAATCTACGCGCGCATCAATATCGATTGGGGGATCAAAAACTTTATCAATAGCTTCCTCATAAACATCGTGAATCTGTGTCACATCAGCTCGGATAGCATAATAATAAATCTTTTGACCAACAACATCTTTGATCAATTCTTTATTGATATCATTAATAAAATCAATCTCTCGCGGGGTCATAAATAAACGTGCCATCAGTTTATCCTATCATGATCGCGCGACCGTTGGGTATCGGTACTGCATTGAGAACTTTTCGCAGATGGTCAACCCCTGCTGCTTCTGACTCGAGTAATTTTTGATATGTGTTGGCTTCAAGCATTTCAGTCAGAGCGGTAATAAGTTTGTCTTTATCCTCTCTACCCTTAGAAACCAGATCACCGCCATCAAGCGATAGATCTGCTCCCGGAATCGGAATTGTTGAAAACTTTGATCGAACTAAACCAAGCAGCTCGCGCGATAAAGCCATAGTGTATTGACGAATCCACTGTCTACCGATTGAATTAATCTTCTGGAATGATAGATTACCGAATGGAACGTTAGATGGATTACTGACACCATAAATGGTAGAATCGTCATGGCCTCGAGCATAGATATTCTGCCCAAATTGCACACGCATCCATAGCTTTTTAGGATCGTCAGCAGTTGGTACAGGAAAAATTCGTATCTTTCGCCCGATGATGCGATAACTGTAATTCGATCTACGCACTCGATTCGATAGATCCATCTGTCCCCCTCGCAAGATATCTTCGAACACCGGTAGCACATAGAACACTGTTTCTGGTGTGAACGATTCAAACGAGAATTCATTGTTAAGATAATTGACCGCTGAGGTGGTATCAAAGAATCGGTAAGCTGCTTGCGGGCTAAAGTGGAAAACTTCCGAGATACGCATACGACCACCGGCATTCAAACTGCTCGAAACCAGAGGAGTACCAGCCTCATCCTTTAGCAGCTGATAAATATCGTAATCCTGTACATTCTTGACCAAACTAATCGAACCCGAAGCTGCTGTATAGTTGCCGCCCAAGCTTGCCTCTTCAGCATAGGGCTCTGCTTGGCGTATGAAGAAATTCAGAGAATTGATGGGATAAAGTTGCTCACGACCTTCAAGCGAGCCAGTCGCAGAGCCTAGCAAGTTTGCCAATTGACTCTTGACCTGATATTCGTTGATGACTTTACCATACTCACAGAAAGCTTCTTCAAAGCACGCCCAAATCTGTTTTTTAGTAAGTTCAACGCTAAGAATATCGTCACCGAGCTTACGCTTGACGAACGTGACCATGCCGTCTGCTTCATTCTGAAAATCAGAATCAGAATCAAAGAAGCCAAATGGCGTTGGATTTAATGTATCGAGAAAACTAGCCATGATACCACCTTTGCTAAATATGTGGTGGCATGTTTTATATGCAAATCAAATGAGTTTCTGCGCAAACAAAGCGGCTGCCATCAGAAACTGTATCACAGCGAAAACTGTCACTGCCTTCGTCCTAAAGGCCTCATGAGACTTCACTTGGTCAGCAAGATCTTTCATCTGTGTCGGAGAAAAAATCTCATCCACTTTCTCTTTCCAGAGTTTGAGATCATCCACCTTGGATTGCTTGGTCTCCAGTCTTAGGATATCCTTCCTCACTTCATGAAGCTCAATTGTCAGAGACTGAATGCCCTCGGACAGGACTTCAAGTTCTTTCAGAACTAGCTTAGAATACTCGTTCCAGCCATCCTGCACGGTGGGGTCATTTCCCATGTACAACCCCTGTCTCCAAAACTATTTTCTTGATCTCATCAATCCGCAAACTAGGTTTATTAAATTCAGAACTAGTTAGCACTTTGACGATTTCATCAAAGAGATGTGCCTTTCGACATTTCTCCTGATCTTCTTGGGTGACTGTGGCCAGCATCGAATAAAGCTTATCATATCTGCCGCTGATATTGTGATGTTTCTTTTTGATGGTCATCTTTATTCAGCCAAAAAGTTATTCACCACAGATACCAAATCACTGGCCCAGCGTATATCTGCTACAGCTTTAGTACCGCCAGTCCGAGCAGCATGCACGATAAGTGACAAATCGCCTTCACTCAAAGTCGGATCTTTTCTCTTTGTTCGACGTCGAAGTTCCCCCCAATCCTTTGCAGCTTTCTGCTGAGCCTTCGGTGTGACTGTCTTAGATTTATTCGGTTGGGACGATACCACGGAACTCTTCTTCAATACGGTCTTGACCCCGGGTGTCCTGGTCTTAGCTGTCTTTTTCTTTGTTTCTGCCATTTTCTTTGTTTCTGCCATTTTCTTTGTTTCTGCCATTTTCTTTGTTTCTGCCATTTCTAACTCCTTTAGTCTTTAAGTACGCCGGCAAGTTTTTGCCAGCGTTCCAAAATTACGTCACCTTCGTGCCAGTCCGCCTCTGTCTTGGTCACGTTACCCAAAGCATTACCGATAGCCGTAAGGTACATCAACATCTCTTTTGCATCACCGGTTGCGCCTAGATCAACTTGACCAGCCAGCCCCATGGAGGCGCTGGGATCATTGAACATAGTTGCCGCCCAACGATGATGCCCATCGAGTATCTCCCCACCAGTACCAGCCCATGCATCCAGATCGCCTCCCGCTATCTGATTTTTAGGATTCATAGCCATCCCAAGTGCTTTATAAATAAGAATATTTGATTGAGTCGGAATAGCTTTGTCGGCGGCTAGCTCTCCACCCTGGATAATCTTAACCTTGTCATCAGTTTCATTACCATCCTTGAGACCAGCTGTCATGAATTCTGCCGCAGCTCCTGTTTCTAGACTTGAATCCATACCCGTGAATGTGTTGGCTTTGGGTGGGGGTGTTTTTTCAACCAAATATTGGAGACCACGCTTGAGTGCAGCTTCCTCCATCATGTCAACATTTAATTCACCACCCGGAGTAAGTGCATCTTCAACCTGATCGAAGGTTCCTTTTGCATCGCCGGGCCCTGGTAGAAATGGCATTATTTTCTTTGGTAAGCCTGTCTTTGGAACTTTGGTGGCTAATGCTTTCAGACGACCGACGAAGACCTCTGGTCCAATCTTTTCAATCCACTCCTTAGCCTGAGCACCGCTCGTTGCAAACCATTGACCCTGAGTAGCTGCTACAACAGGCGCATTATCATCACCGGACAGTAACTGATTGACTATCTCAATCGGATCTACATCTTTCACGTTGGTCGTCTTATCGACCGCATCCCCCCTGGGTGCATCTCCAATTTTACCTGTCGCAGCGACTTCTTCTTCAGCTTCATCTTGTTCGAACAGATAAGCAGCGAGACTGGGACGCTTCTTTCTTCGCATGTTTCTGACTTCACTCAGAATAATAGATCTTAGTTTTCGTAAACCAGTTTTTTGTGCCATCGTCTTTTTTCCTTGAAACAGGTAAACACCTGAATATAACTATATCCCTCTTCGCAAGTTTGTCATGCATCATCGCTAGAATGCAGAAAGGGGACCCGACCTTGCGGAAGGGCCCCCTTTCAGGACTACTACCAACTAGTGGACTAGATGACGTTCATGTCCATGCAGGTCACAGTACCGTAGAAGTCAGCACGAACCATCTTCTTGCCGTAACGAGTCATGACACCCTTGCGTGGGGTGAAATCCTCAGGCGCGAAGATCGTCGGCGTGACGATCAGCGGCACGTATGGAGCATAGACATAGCCTGTCTCCAAGAAACTACCACCCTTATAGCCAACAAGAATCTTGTTACGCGGGAAGTAAGGATCCTTGTAAACCGTAAAACGATTCGACAAAGTACCCACGAGATCAGCACCGATAGTCATCGGCTGACTGACCTGACCTTCACCATCGATGGTGTAAGACGGCTTGTAGAAGACCGAAGCCTCAAGAATAGTCGCAACGTCCGGACCGACAACCACGAAGTTGGCCGAGCCGCGAAGCGTCTTGCGGTGGATCTCATTGGCCACATCGATAATGGTCTCGGTCAGAGTCTCATACCACTCACGAACCGTACCCGTGAAGTTCGGACCAGGAGCATTGCTTCCGGAACGAATAACCTCAGCACCTGTCACCTTGTTGACAAACTTACCCGGTGAACGCGACCAGTAATAGTTAGCTGCCGCAGCCTGGGTGAGCAGGTCATTCAGGATCTCGCGGTCGAGTTCCAATGCGATCTGCTCGGACAGGATCTGAGTGAGCTCCACCTCAGCATCGAGGCTGTGGTAAGCATTCAGGTCCTGAGCCAACTCAGGCGACCAACGAGCACGAAGCTTGCGGGTCTCAGCCACAACTGCAACACTCTGCACCTTGATGTCGATTTCCGGAATCTCCGGCGACGGCGTAGTACCGAAATTCGACTCGAAAGTCGGAATCACCAGAGTGGAAGCATTTCCAGCAGGAGAGTTGAGTGCAGCTGCAATCGGGTACGCTGCTGTCATGCGTGGACCGAAAGTGGAACCAATGCCAGCAGTGCCCGAAACAACAGCAAGCAATGCTGCAGTACTCAGGGAAATATCAACGAGCGGATCAGTAGTGAACTTACCACCCGAGAAGGTGCCGAGCTGATTGAGCCGACGCACGTTCAGCAAATTATTACCACCCTGGATGGCCTTACCGTCAGTATCGTTACCGATATTCTTGACGGACGTCGGCAGAGTACCCGCGATGTCCGCGACAAGAGCGATTTCCTTCACCAAGGTTGAATCCAGACCGCTCAGAGCATCAACACCAACGACGACGAACGAGTAAACGCCGTCTCCGGCAGTGGCACCCTTGCCACCAGAGTTTTGCTCGATAGCATTGGTGATCTGCGGATCAAACTGCAAGAGCTTGCCATCAGAACCGGTTGCCCAAGCATTCGAACCAGCGGTGAGCGCAGAGGCAGAACCGAAAGCACCTGATGCAAGAATGTCTGCTACAACAAGAGCCTGTGTGGTGTGAACACGCGAGTAACCCGAACCGGCCAGATTATACTGACCACCAACAGCGAGAGAACCCGAACGGATACCGCTACCAGGCGGCGCACTGTAAATGGACGAACCGGTGAGGTAAGCAGATGAGTTAGCCTCAACACCACCAACCGGAGTACCGTAGGTATAATCCATATAGAAGAGCAGACCCGAGGGCAAACTCATCGGTTGGATCGAAACGAGCTCGTTGGCGATGAGGCCACCGAAAACGCGTCGGACAATCGGGAATGCGATGTTTGTGAAACCACGCAGGTCACCGGACGAAGTGAGATTACCACCACCGGTCGAGATGCTAGAAGCTTCCTTCAGCACCTGACTAGCCTGGTTCTCAAGCATACGGGACATATTCTCCCGCTTGACGCCATTGAGACCGCGAAGCAAGCCGGTACGGCTCCACTTTTCGATCAGCTGCTTGTTCTGGGTACCCACGTGGCGTGCACGGATTCCCTCAGTCAGCATATTAAGATTAAAGCTAGACATTTGTTTTCTCCTATGAATGTGTCTAAACGAAATTGGATCAGTTCTTGCTGATACCAGCCAGGACTGCCCATCTATCCGTCTCAACGCCACTTTTGGTCGGGGCTGCCGACCGGGTTGATCTGGAGGACGATCCGAGAGTCCTTCTAACAGACTCGCTAAGTGTCTTACCACTACGGCCTCTCCGCGCGAGTGATCCGGAGAGTGACTTGTAAAGCAGCTTGGCTTCCCTGAGCGTCTTGGCATTATCTAGGGCCTCGACAATTGCTCTTTGCTGCTTGACAGTCAAATTCTTGTTCTGCAGAAGCTTATTCGCATAAAGAAGCTTCGCATTAAAAAGATTCATTTCAACGAGCTGCCGCTTGAGTTGCGTTGCTGCCTTCTTGTAGCCAGCAGCCTCACGCATCGCCTTGCGAGCAGTGTTATTACCGGCTGGGCGACGCATGCGTCGTCTGCGACGGCGATTTTCCTCAACCGTGACAGCGGCGGCAGTATCTTCTCCAACCGTACCGAGCTCGTCAGCAAGAACGTTGATGAGATCATCCTCATTAACTTCTAAGACATCACCAACTTCCACGGCAGGAATATCAGCATATGTCTCAACTGCTTCCTCTTGCTCGCGAAGACGGCGTCCGCCTCGGCGTCGCGCAGTACGCATGCGCTGGAGCTCGCGACGAAGCACGGATTCATCAATCTCATAGACGCCCTCTTCAATGTCGATCGCTTCATCATCGACTGCAACGTCCACAGCTTCTTCATCCTCGAGCTCTTCGTCACCGAATTCAAGCTCCTCTTCCTCTTCCTCAGAGCCGAATTCAACATCGATGCTAGCCAAGATGTCTTCGATCGCCGCATGCGCGGCGTCCACATCTTCAGCAGCAACC